GCTCGCGTATGAGCCGTTATTGCGAGCCGCCACTGCATCGCCGAGTACCGTGGCGACAGTCGCGGTGTCGGTGGCGTCAAGCAGGGCCACACGGTTGTTCGCAGCCGCATGAGCGGTCAGCTGTGTGTAGCCCGGATCGGTGGTCCGTCCCGGTGCAGAGACCTGGCCTGGACCGAGATCCTCAGAGAACCGGTCGAGTGCTGACAGCCACTGGGCGTCGGTGATGCTCGCACGATCGTCGTTACCTGCTGACAGAGCACCTGGCGTCTGCACCCGAGGATTCTCGGCAGAGACTCCAAGCGCCAGATTGATGTAGCTCGAGTTGGCCGCCCATGCAATGGCGTCGGCCTGAGTTGCGAGGTCGGGAGAGGTCTCCACGACCACCGCGTTGTAGCTGACCTGGATTCTGAAGCCGGCGACGAGACCGGCCAGAATGTCCAGACTGATGTTGCTGCTGAAGGCACCAGGACCCTTGGCCGTAGCCGTGAGAGAAACGTCGCTGCCCGCTGAGCCAGCGGCGTCGAAGATGTCCTTCGTGCCCGTTGTCGCACCCGGTCCGACCACTCGGCTGACATACGCCTGGGAGCCACCCTCGGAGAAGTAGAGCTCGAGAGCGTCGTAAAGCGCGCCGTACGAGACACGCGATCCGAGCTTCGAGACGTACTCCGAGAGACTCCGAACCAGCACCGGAGCCAGCGGACCGAACTCTGTGAGTCCAGCCACGAACCAGACGCCCGTGTCGGTCGGTGCGCTCCGGGGCGGAGGGGTCGCCTGGGTCTGAACGAGAACCCCTGGACGGTAGCTCACTTAGTTCCCTCCTTCCTTTCCGCTCTCCTTCGAGGACGGCACCTTGATCAGGACGCCCTCTTTGATGAGCCGACTTGCCTCCGGCTTCTTCTGCTGATCCACCGTGAGGTCGATGAACTCGCCCTCTCCGACCACACCGCCGTCGTCGAGGCACTCGGGATGAGTTCCCACGTTCCTGTAACTGTCCACTACTCCTCCTCTCCTACCTCGTCGACCTTCTCGACTTCCAGGTGAGCGGTCGTGAATTCCGGCCAACTGGAGCCGGGCTGAGTTTCAGGATCGGCAGGCAGACTTGGGCCTGCGAATCGATCGATGACTGAACGAACCATGACGCTGAAGTCTGCTTGACCGGCGAATACCGACCGCTCGATATTGGCGAGCAGATCAGGATAGCTCTCGCCATACCATTCAACACCCATTGACCAGGGCGGAGCGTCAGGAATATTCCAGTCGCGCAACGACTGCTTCTGGAGCATGATGAGCTCGATGACAGGAAGGTAGTAGTCCTTTACGAGCTCTTCAGATGCCAGTGCAGTCGGACCTTCAGCAATGACTCCGACGGTGATTCCCCATTCGCAGATGAAGCCACCGTTGCCCTCCTGACGCGGAGGGTCAGCCATGCCATCGCTGATGACGGCGATGAACGGAGCGGCGTGCTCCGGGTTCTTGTCGTCCCATGCGTTGGCGATCATGTAAGCCTGAGGGCGAGCAGCGAAGAATTCCTTGACTCCCATCTCGAGCTCGCGATTGCGGAGATAGACTTCCATCCAGTACTGGAGCGTCGCGATGACACGACGCTCGACATCTCTGGCTGTCTTGACCTCTCCGAAGATCCCCATTACCTCTTCCTCTTCTTAGCCTTTCCACGCCATGCCTTGACACTCGCCTTGGAGAGCATCCTGGCCCAGCGTGCATGATCCCACTTGGTGAAGTGCAGGATAGGACGCTTAGGCATCCCTGAATGACCCTTCTGGTGCGCTCTTGCGTACGGCACACTGGTTCCGAACCTAATGGTTCCGTATCTGATGTTGATCTCTCTGATCGCGTCGGGGTGAGCGTGCTGTGTCAGAGAGCGGCGAAGTCTCTTGGTCGCGTGCATGGTGCGGAGATCAAGTCCCTTTGCGATCTTGCGGCGCTGCCAGCGAAGGGTCGGCTGACGCCACATTCCACCAGCACGACGACCGCCTGAGTTGAACACGGTCTCCTCGACGACAGCCATGTCGTCCATGATGTCCTCGAGGGCTGGACCGAAGTCGTCTTTCCAGTACCTACCAAGAGTTCGGAAGTTCTTCGCAGCCTCCTTGAAACCGACCCTCTCGAAAACGACTGTCATCTACCACACCAGAGGGGTCGCAGGCGGGAAGTTGCTCTGCGTGGAGGGTAGTGAGTCAGCAGCATCGACAGTGCCGTCGTCAAGCGCAGCCAGGACTGCGAGCACGAGAGAGCCAGGATCAGCCCTCGTCCCGATGAGCTCGTCATAGAGCTCCTTGTACTCCTCGTATGCTGAAGTCGAGGCCGCGACCTGCTCGGGGAAGTAGCTGAGCTCTATGAGTAGAGCCGTCCCGAGCACAGCCGCGTCCTTGACTTCCTGTTGCAGAGCGGTGGGGACATCGTCTCCTACGAGAAGAGAGATGCGCCCCACCGCCTGCCGGATGAGTTCCGAGACCTGCTCGTCGGTCGGACGAGTTTCCTCCGTGAAGGTGCCGAGCTCTTGTCCGCCCATCGACTTCGTGCGAGCGCGCAGCAGAGCACCGACATTCTCTACGGTGGGTGTGTACTCGTCGACCGGCATGGCTCAGTCCTCTTCGTCTTCTGTCGCGGCGACCTTCTTGAGCTCCGCGATCAGTGTCTTACGAGGATCACCGCCGGTGGCGATGCCCTCCGCTTCGATGACCCGCTTGGCGAGTGCGGGATCACTCCCGACGTACTCGATCAGGTCGGCCACCGTGGGCTCGTCGTTCTCGATCCAGGTTGCGAGCTCCTGGACGTCCATCTCGCTCGAGGTCACGACGGTCGTGGTCGGCGCCTCGTCGGCAATGCCCTCGTCGTCGATGCCCGGACGATCGACCGGGGTCTCACCCGGCTTGTAGAAGACATCGTTCTCTTCGGCCCTCAGCTTGTCGCGCGGCGTGAGGGTCTCGAAGTCGACGTCTTCGTTCCGAACAGCGACCTTCTTGAGAAGACGCTTCTGACCTTCCGCGTAGGGATGGTCGACCAGCGTGCTGTAGGCGAAGGCACGGATCTTGACCTTGCGAATGTCACTCATCTGTCCCTCCTTCCTACGCAGCCAGCCCGGTGACCTTGAACACCGAGAACGGGTTGGTGACGAAGAAGACCGGCGAGACCGAGCTCTGTACCCACGTGCGCTGGCGCAGAGTCGGAGCACCCTCGACCGCCGTCTCCGTCTCGAGCGGGAACTCGACGCGCATCTCGCCGACCATGCCCGATGCCAGAGCGTAGGCCGTCCCCGCCGGAACGCGCGGAGAGACGAACACGGAGATGCCCGCTGAGTTCAGAACGTCCATGAGACCCTGGCCGTAGATAGTGCCGAGCCTGAGCCATTCCTGCGGATTGAGGAGCCAGAGGTCGATGACGACCCCGAGCTCGTCGTTGTCCGCGAGGGTCTGGATGTTCATGAAGTCGAATGCCGGCCAGTCCTCCGCTGCCGACGGAGTCGCACCGTTGGTGACGACATCCGCCCATGAGTTGCCGACGACCGACTGTGAGTAGGTCGTGATCGCTGCCTCGAGCGTGGCGACGGCGATCTGGTTGATCTTCCGAGTGATCGTGTTGCCCAGCTGGGTGGTCCGCATCGTGAACTGCGAGACGTTGTTGCGCTTGATTGCCTCGCGAGTCATGAAATACTTACCGCCCCACTTCTCCGGCTCCGCGACCTTGGGAGCCAGCCGGGTGCCGGTGACGATCGGGAACTCGTCGCCCGGAGCGACACGACGAACATCGCGGTTCAGGTAGAGCTCGTTGGTCGTGAGCACGTCGTACACGACCGCTCCGCCCGTCACACCACCGGCGCTCGTGAAGACGCGATCGGCGATGAACCGCTGAAGTGTGAGGTCCATGAGCATGGACGTCACTCGGGTGGGCTGGTTGAGCGCGATGTCGACGGTGATCGTCGATCCGGAGACAGTCGGAGGACCCAGTGGGTGCTCGACCATCTGCGCGTACGAGAGATCGTGCCTCGACTCGTAGCTCAGGATTTCCTGCTTGTGCACGTTTCCTCCTCTCTACGAGTCGTTAGGCGGCAGCACCGAGATGCGGGTGGCCGTAGATCAGGACAGGACAGTCGGTGTCGTCGGCGGCATCCGCCAGCGCGACCCCGACTGCGTAGCGACCCGCACCAGCAGCGTACGGAACGACACGCCCGTCGGCAGTGACCATGACCTCGTTCCAGGCTGTGATCGCTGCATCGGCCGTGACGGGGAGGACGCCTCCCATGAGGACGCCGACCTTCCCGCCAGTGGCCATGTCGCGGTTCGCGACTCCGAGAGCACGCTCTCCGAGCGTCGTGATCGGACCGACCACGATGTTGCCGCCGAGTGCGTCGTCGTCCAGTCCGGACACGAGATTGCCGGCGCCCTGAGCGTCGGCCGTGACCTTGACGAAACGCTTGCCGGTGACTCCAGCCGAGCAGTGACCCGTGATGGTCTTGCCGGGCTCGTAGATCGGGATGCAGTCGTTGGCGAGCAGATGGACTGACTCGAAGGAAACGATCCCTTCCACTTACATCACCCCCTGAACGGGACGCTCGGTGAAGACGCGAGAGCCGAGCGGGAGCCCGTTCTCGATCGCCTCCTGCTCCCGCTTGGCCCGAGCCGCGAGCGCAGCCTTGCGAGCCTGCACCTGCGGAAGCCACTGAGCGGGATACGCCTCTCCGCCAGTGTCGGCGAAGTTGTTCGGCTGGGTCCCGAGCTCCTCGACAGGAACCATCCCTGCGGCCAGCGAGTCGATGACCTGGCGCGTTCCCTCGCGATCGGCCTTCATCGCGGTCTGCCAGTGCGAGAGACGGGCAGGCGGGAACTTTCCGGCCTTGAGAGCGGCATCGAGGAATGCGTTGTCCTCCTGCTCGTTCAGCCGAGCCTCGACGCGAGAGCCTGACTCGGCACCCGAGACGAGAGCGTC